GCCGTATCGTGAGGACGGAAAAACTCGTCTTCAACTAATTCAGGGTGATTGATAGCCAAATAAGAATAGATCGCTTCGTTTTTACCTACACGGATTCTTCTTAAGTAGAAGTCATTATGCCATGCATGGATACCTGAAGAAGTTCCTAACACCAATGATGAAGTTCCTGATGGTTTAACGGTTGTTGATCTTGCCGATTTGTTAATACCAATAAGTTTAGCAACTCTTTCGTTTTCAAGTTTAACCATTTCAGCCGCTGATTTCATATCATAACCTAAAACAACACCTGAACCAATTCCTGTCATTCCAACACCAATAAGTGCGTCTTTTTCAGTTGTTCTTTTCCAAACGTCTCTTAAGTAATGGAAGTCAGTGTAACCTGCTTGTAATGTTCCGATGAACGCCGCTCCTTTAACTCTTGATTCAAAATCTTCTTGTGAGTCAATGTCAGAAGCATTTACCTCACATAAATTACAGAATTGGTTAGGTCTAAGTGCAATCTCACAACATGGATTAGTTCCCCAATCTTTGTCGTTTGACAAATAGATGCCAGGTTCTCCTGCTCCAGATAATTCAATTCTTTTCCAAAGACCCATAAAGAATTCTTTAGTAATTTTGTGACGAAGAAGAACCGCTGAGTTATTAGCTCTACCTCTTTGTGCGTTTTGTTCCCACCAATTTCCTGACTTACAAGAAATCATTTCCTCGTCATCAGCAGAAAATAATGAGATAAGTGCCGCTCTTCTAATACCACCGGCCAATACCGCATCAGCAATATGACATACAATATCGTGAGTTTCAATTGGTGATAATCTTTCACCGTCTTTTTTGTTTTCAAACACTTTAGTAATGTTGTGAACACAATCTTTAAGTGGTTGAGGTCCTGGTGCTTTTCCACCTGAAGTAACCAATAATGCTCCTTTGTGACGGATGTCAGAGAAATCAAAAATAGGTGTTGATGATTTAACCCCTAAATAAGATTCAATTAATACCTTTATCGCATCTGCCCACCCTTCAATACTATCACCGATAAGGTAACGTCTTGTTCTTGTTGGGTTTGGTTTTTTAATTTCAGGTAGTTTATCAATGTGGTGTTTTTGAACTGAGAATCCAACGCCTGTCCCACCTAACAATAAGAACATTGTTTCAGAGAACGCATCTGGATGGTCAATTGGCATGTAAGCGCAATTATAAACTCTGTTTGGCGAAATTTCGATTGGTTTTCCACCAAATTGTAATGATCTCATTGAAGGGAGAATCTTTTTGTCGTATACCATTTTGTATACCTCTTCAATCTCGTCTTTAATCTGCGGGTATTTCTTTTGGTGCATTTCTTTGTTTCTTGTCACCAATTCTTCCCATGTTTCCCTTCTATTTTTTTCGGGGATAAATTTAGCGTATTTCATATACACCGTAATGTTACTCAATATTCTTTGCGAAATATCCATTTTTATTTTATTTTAATTTTTAATTATTTGGTTGTGTTTGAGAATCTTTTTGTTTTCTTTTCTCTAACAACTCTCGGACTCTTTGTCTTTGTCTTTCTTCTTTCTGTTCCTCAATACCAAGGAAGGTCATTGAGCTTTCAGTGTCAATGTCAATCATTGCGTTATCAAACTTACAGTTTTCAAACACAACTCCATCGTCTCCAATTCTTGATTTTGTAATCGCTATTGTCGCCAATTTCATTTCTTTCTGTTGTAAGGTTTTAGCCACAGAAATAATAACATGTCCCACTTGTGCTTTCTTAATTGATCCCCCCATTTGATCTGTGGTTACCACTTCGGATGATATTGAAGCTCGGTTACCTTGTGTTGCGGTCCAACCAACAAGATTCATTTCGTGACACATAGCCTCAAATGCTCTCATTACTGATCCTTCACTTTTCCATTCATCACCTAAGTTTTTGTCAGGAACTACACAATCAATATAGTCTAAAACAACCATATCAACCTTTATTCCGTCAGAAACCATCTTTCTAATTTGACTCTTAATTTGTAACATCGTCATAGTATCAGATGGTAGTTTTTTCATAATCAACTTATTTGGCATTGACTCTTGAATCTCCGCAACCTTTCTCATTACCTCATCTTTTTTCTCTGACAAATCGTCAGGATGGACTTTTGTCCACAATGTGAAGTGTTTTCTTTGTATTACTTTTGGGTTGTCTTCGAAGAAGATTTGTAAGACGTTAAAACCAAGATTAAAAGCGTGGTTTGACATTTTAGTTAAAATAGTAGATTTACCAACACCTGTAGGTGCTAATATAACACCAATTTCTCCTTTTGCCAAACCTCCCTTTAACAATCTGTCAATTCCTGGAATTCCTATTGGAATAGGGTGTCTGTAATCGTCCTCAAGAACTTGTTCAAGATTTGAGAATACATCTAACATTGATGTATCTTTTGCTCCAACCTGAAGGGCTGTCTTCACCATCTCTTCAAGGGTGTCGTAGTTTTCAAACTCACCCCCGTCAATGATCTTTTGTGCTTTCCCCATAACCTTTTGTAGTTCTTGTTGTTTACAGAACTTTAAAGCCTTTTCTTGAACAAATCCTACTCCATCAATCGGCGCATCTTTAATTTTCTTGATAGTATCCATAACAATCTTAGATGCAATTTCTTGTTGAAGTTCTGATTTTGTAATTTGTTCCAATGTTTCAAATGATGGTGTATGTTCGTATTTTAAATAATACTCTTTAACCATTTGAATTATTATTTTAAAATACTTGTTTTCAAAATAATTGTTTTCGATAACATCGAGAATTGAGTGTGAAAAGTCTTTGTCTACAATAATTTGATTTAAAAGTTGTAATTGAAAAGTGTTACCTAAATACTCAAAATTTTTACTAGTCGCCATATGTTTTTTTTCTCCTTTAGTAAAGATAAATAGTGTTAGTTTTTAATAAATTCAGGATAAAAATAATTAAATTTTTGACCTGAAAAAATGTCAGTAAGCTCAGCCATTATAGCTTTTAACTTTGGGCGTAGGTCTACGGTATATCTGACCTTCGGAGGGTATGGTTTGGCGTCAAACTGTCTATGACAAATTGTCATATCTCCAACTCTAATAATTAAGTTAAAATTTTCCGGACCATCAGTAATTGATGTGTTTAGAAGTTCTGGATTTTCTAATATTTCATATTGGTTGTCCAACATGTAGACCACAGATCTCATCTTTAAGTCATATCTTAGTTCTCTATAAAGACTATCGACATGATGATAAAACTCTTCAGATTTGTGAGCGTTTCTATTAAAACCTCTCACGTTAAAAAATCTTTGGACAACAATGTTGTCATTACACATTAACAAAAATTCTACTTTTGTTATATCCTGTTCTTTCATTCTTTTTTAGTTTTTTTTGTTTCTAAATTTTTGTTTTTCTTTTCTTGTTAATTTGAGAAATGGTTTTAAAAACCCTACCCAAGCGTCGTCACCCTTTGGTAAGTATTTAAAAAACCCGTCCTCCATCATCATTCGAATTAGATTTCTATGTCCTCTTCCGTCGGGATCCAACGACTCAGAATAATATAGTCCTACCAATTCTTTTTCGTCTTCATTCAAAAGTGGGTTTTCTAAGTTAACAAGCTTTTCATTTATTACAAAAAACTCATCTCCAAAAATTCCCTCCTTTGTTTTCCCACTTAATAGGTTCTGAAGTGCAATGTTTCCCTTTTCTTCTTTTAAGAGTTGTTCGCTCTTTTGTAAAATATAGGACAATTCTACATGTGATTCAAGTAGTTCAGGAAACATTTTAATTAAGGTCTTCTCACCTAGATAAAATATTCCGTCAATGTTGTCAGAACTATCTCCAGTAAGAATTTTAATTGTTTTAACATTATAATGTGGGACTTCAATATCGTGAAGTTTTATTTTATCCCCATTTTTATAATATTGTTTTGTGGATGGTGAATAAATAGATACTTTTTCCCCAATAAGTTGAGTTAAATCTCTATCGCTTGAAAATATAGTTTTTTCTTCATCTAACGACACTTTACAGTAATGAGCAATTAAGTCGTCAGCCTCTGCGTGTTCTGTCTCCAGTTGTCTTACAAACATCTCTTCAAGGTATTGTTTAACCCTTTGTTTTTGTTCGGAAAAAGATTCTTCTTTTGACTCAGTTTCAGATGGTTTACGATTCAACTTATATTTTGGATAGATTAACCTTCTCTGAGCCGATGAGGTTTTAGAATCCCAACAAACAACAACTTTGTTATAATTGTGTTCTTCTAAGAATTTACGTAGAGTATTTAAAAAATGCCATATACCACCAACGTGTTTACCTTTATGGTAAAAATCTCTCACACCATGAAATCCAATCTTTAGTAGATTGTTTCCATCAACCAATAACGTTTTTGACACTTAAATTTTTTTAAGGATTCTTACTCTTCTTCTTTCTTTTCTTTTTCTATTTTCAAATCAAAGTCACCATCAACTCCGATTATATCTTTCCAATAGTCAGCATATTCTTTTTTATACTTTTCTATTGATGATTTTTCCTCTGCAGTATCTTTACCTGGTAAAAATCCATGTGGAGTTACAATAATTCTTCCGTCTTCAAACCCAAGACCATTAATGTGGTTTTTCATAACCGACACTTTTGTTCTTGAAGCAAACTTTACAGTTCGTTTATCTTTTGTTGCCGTAATCTTTGTTGTTCCCGCACCTTTTTGATTACCAAATAAAAACACTAAAGAAGAGTTTAACCAAATTGCTTCACCACCTTTTGCTTTAATTTTGGGTTGACCGAACGGATTGTCAGGTAATTCCACCCATGGTTGATTAACAATGATTAAGGTATTTTCGAATTTAGAATCTGATTTACGAGACCCTGAAATACGTTGGTTGATACCCATACCAATTTTATCCGCTAATGTTGACGCATTATGTTGTTTACCACCTTTACCTTCATAAGTCATCTTACAAGGAACTGATCCAACTGAATCCCATAAGAAACATAACGAATAGTCTAATTCACCTTTCTCTTGTGCGTCCAATAACTCATTAATATAATCTGTTATTTGTTCAATATAATCAAAGTTATTATTAAAGATGTAAAATCCGTCCCAATCTAATTCACCTGTTTCAGTGTCAACAACCTCATCACAATCAAAACCCATAAGTTTTGCGTGTTCAAAAGACCATTTTTGTTCTGTAATAATGAACACAGGAAGAATACCTTTCTTTTGTGCATCAACTGCGGTTTTAACCAACGCTGTTGTTTTACCTGTATCGGAGTGACCCAATAACATATTAAGGTGTCCAATTGCAGGACCTGGTAGTCCAACCGCATCTAAAAATTCTGATCCAAGATCAAAAAATCTTTGTGGTTTATATTTTGCCGATGTAGAAAATTTTTTCTTAACCGAACTAAAGTCATTTTTTTTCAGTGCCATATTTTTTTGTTTCTATATAAAATATAGATAAAAAAACGGGAACAATAAACTGCTCCCGTTCTGTTTTTTTCAATAAATTAGAATGGTAATTCTTCGTCGATTTCGTTGTTTACTTGTGGGTCTGCAATTTCATTAATTGAAACTGTTTTTTTACCTCCCATAGAAACTTCTGAAGTTTCGTTGTTAGAATAAGCGTATCCGCCCTTTTCAGAATCCCAACGTGGAGTTTCTCCTCGTGCAATCGCCTCAAGATATTCAACAGGTTTTTTAGAATACACATCTTCCCAAGTCATTTCATTTCCAACCCAATCATTCATTTCAGTTGATTCTTCAGAGATTGGTGATGGGTCATCATACATAACTGTTTGAATTACTGTGTATGTTGCTCCTTTTGGTGTTTTTGCCTTTGTTAGTTCAAGGATTAAATCACGTCCATTATCAGGATCTGTAATATCTCCTTTTGCCTTCCAAATAGGGATGATTTTATCAAGAATACCTTCTTGTTTGTAATTGTGTTTAAATCTCCAAAACTTAACACCATCTTGTTCGTTATCACGATCAATAACTTTTACAATATAAAACTTACGAGCTTTGTATTGTTTTGCAAGTTCTTTGTCTGATTCTCTTCCTGTGGACATAAGTTCTTCATAAACTTCATTTATAGGAGATCTCTCATTGTCATTTTTTCCCGGATCAAAAAACTTTTGCCATTTTCCATCTACTTGGATTTCGTGGAACCATACTTCTTTAAAAGGAGAAGAACCATCTGTAGTAGGTAAAATTCGAATTCTTCGTTGCCCTTGTTTTTCATTGTCTTTCAAAAGAGCTGCGAAATATTTTTTCATTCTTTCTTCTTGTGTCATTTTTGAGGTGGAAGAAGACCCACCTTGTTTTGCGTTTTCATACTGTGCTAAAACCGCGTCTAAAACATTTGTCGCCATGTGTTATTAAAAATTAAAAGTTTATATGTAAGAATTATAGGTGTATAAAAAGTTATAGTCAAATAGTGTTGTAAAAAAATTTAAGGTCGATTATTTCGACCTTAAATTTTATGAGTTAAATCTGTTTAAGAACATATCGTCTTCGTCTTCCATAGGAGCATTAAACGATTGTTCAACGTCTGATGGGCTAAAATTTTCAACCTCGTCTTGGGTTAATACGTATTCATTTTTTCCTGTCATTTCCATTTCATCTTTCTTCTCATCAAAGAAATCTGCTAAGTTTTGTTTGTATGGTCCAGAATCTAAACTTCTAAGTGCCAATTTTTCTTGTGGTGTTTTTGGTCTGTATTTCTCTAATTTACTATCAAGACTATCGATTTTAGAAACTAAAGAATCCATTTCGGCTAGCTTATCTTCCATGTTTTTAATTTGACCAAACAAGTTTTCAAAATACTCTTCTTGTTTATCCGCCATAGTTTTTTGAGTATCAACTAAATCTGTAATATCCAATTCTTCGGTTCCTTCTTCTTCACCTCCTTCTTCACCCTCCGCAGGGATTTCTTCAACATCAGGATCAGCCGCAACATCAATAGGTGTTGGTTCAGCTCCTGCTGGAGGTGGTGGAGGTATTGCTCCCGCCGCCGCAGGGTCTGCCGGTGGTGCTCCCGCCGCTGCAGGATCTAATGGAGGTGGTGGTGGAACGTCTTGCTCCATTATATAGTTATTGATAGATTTATATCTAGCAATTTCATTTAATATTTTTTCATCTAAACTCATCTTATCCGTTTAATAATGTTTTTATACCTTGATTGGTCTCTACTTGTATTTTTTTAAATGTCTTCATAGTGTTGTCAACTCTTTCAATAAGACCATCTTTCATTCTTACGGTGTAACAATCACCGGTGTCAAGATCACAAACTTGTTTTGTTCCATCTCCCATGTCTTTCTCAGATACTCTTGTATTTTTACCCAAGTAGTTGTCTAATATTAGTTTAGTATTCATAGTTATTTTTATTTATAAATATCACTTGTTAATTAAAGTATCAAAAAGATTGTATGCTTTTTTGAATTC